TTATCGAACTCTAAGCAGATCTGAATATCTCGTCGTATATCGAGGCGACAGCATTTCTCGCTTCATCTGCCACTGTTGCTGAATGCCCTGGCCTGCAAAGTACAGCGTTCCTTTACCGTCTTTCGCATTCAGATGATCCAGCACCTCCATCAACCTTTCGCTACCTGCCCTCGGGGCGTTCTCGTCGAACAGGTTGAGCTGAGCTACACCTTGGCTGAAAAAGTCCCCAAGCATGATTCCTGCCTTCTGGTACCGGTGACCATCCTTCCAGATTCTGTCCAGGCACTTTACCGCAGCGTTGATGATATCGCGTGAATCCTGAGTTGGTGTAAGAAGCTTCATTGATGCGCTATTACCGTAATACGGTTCATTCAACGCAAAGGGAGAGGTCTTAACGAACGCCGAGATAAACCGGCAATACTGATGCTCACCGCGTAGCTTTTCAGCACCACGTGCCGCATAACTACAAATAGCCTGGCGCATCTGTTCGTACTCGGTGACGCGTTCGCCAAATGATCGGCTGCATACGATTTCCTGCTTTGCTGGCGCAAACTCTTCCAGCTCAAGACAAGGCTCGCCGCGCAACTCCCGGACGGTTCGCTCAAGTACTACGTTAAAGTGTTTACGGATAATCCATGTGCTTTGTTCTGAGAGGTCCATAGCTGTTTTAATGCCCATGGCGTTAAGCTTCTTACTGATGCGGCGGCCAACGCCCCAGACGTCCTCGACTGGAACCAGCGAAAGCAGTCGTCGCTGGCGGTCGATGTTCGATAAATCAACTACTCCGCCAGTCTGGTGCTGCCATTTCTTGGCGGCGTGGTTTGCCAGCTTTGCGAGTGTTTTTGTCTGCGCAATGCCAACCCCGACAGTCAGATGCGTACGCTTCAGAACTGTCGCGCGGATCTCTTTGCCGAAGTCAGTCAGGTTCCGGCAGTTCCTAACGCCCGTCAGGTCACAAAAAGCTTCATCGATACTGTAAATTTCGACGCGGGGGCTCATTTCCTCAAGCGTCGACATTACCCGGTTCGACATATCAGCATACAGCTCATAGTTGCTGCTGAAGCAGACAACGCCAGCGCGCCGGAAAAGATCCTTTTGCTTGAAGAACGGCTCCCCCATAGTAATTCCAGCCGCCTTGGCCTCAGCGCTTCGGGCTATCACGCAGCCATCGTTATTCGAGAGAACAACAACCGGCCGGCCTCTTAAATCGGGCCTGAACACCGTCTCGCATGATGCGTAGAACGAATTCACATCACAGAGCGCGAACATGTTCAGCTCGCCGATTTAACGATGAAAGTTACGACGCCGAACACATCGAGCGTGTCCTCGCTGCCGACGATAATCGGCGAATAAGCGCTGTTCATCGGATTGAGTTGAACGGTCGGGCGGAGCTGCAAACGCTTGACTGTGAACTCCCCTTCTACCGCGGCGATTACGATATCTCCGTGTTCAGCAGTACGAGAGCTATCCACCACCAGCAGATCACCGTCGCTAATACCGGCCTCGATCATTGAGTCGCCTGCGGCTTTTACGAAATACGTCGAGCTCGGGTGTGAAACCAGTAACTCATTGAGATCGATACGCTGTTCTACGTAGTCAGCTGCCGGGCTGGGAAAGCCGCATTGCACTAAGTCGCTGAAAAGTGGAAGCGCGATAATTTCTCGCAATTCTGCAGGCCTGATAAATTCCATTACGCGTACCTCAAATACTGTTTTTATATACAGTAGTTTTCTTTTTGAGGGTTCGCAATACACCGGATTCCATATGGCTGTACAAAGCTTCACCGCTTCGTTTCTAAGTTTCTCTCACGATTCGATTTGTTGCTTTTGTAAATTTTACAGCACTGGGTCTAAATGAGCAGAATTAAGACGACTTTGAAGCGGGAAACCTTTTATACAAGGTGCAGACAGCCAAAGCGTAAATGATTGCAACCTTTTTCCGATCCACTCCGTTGGCGATCAATCTGCCAGCCTGAGACCATTGATCTGGGGTTAATTTTGCACGCCTTCCGCCTATTCACCCTTTTCTCTTGCCACTTCTAACACCGCACGGGTTCGCTCCACAATAAACTCTCTTTCCATTTCCGCCAGTGCTGACATGATGTGAAATATAAAACGCCCCATTGGGCTGGATGTATCCATGCTGTCTGTGAGGCTCTTGAAGTGAATGCCACGCTGACGGAGTTCGCCCATCAGTTGTTCTAATTTCCGCTAATGCGAACCTCCAGACCATATTCCTACACAACTAACGCATCTTTTCACGGAGGATTTTCATCAGCTTTTTGAGTGCAGCCTATGCGCCATCGCCCCGCTCGTTCTTTATTCAAAAGTTCGCTCACATTCTTTGCGTACGATAACATGTTGCTAGAAAGTCAGTTTTTTTTCATTTCAAGTTATCTTTGCATAATTAGTTTCAGTATTAACCACACGTTGACTTCTGATAAAAAACATAATAACTCCGGACAGCTTAAAATTAATCAACTTTCAGATCCGAAATTAAGTTGAAATCTTGGGTCATCAAAAAAAACAACCATTAAACCGAAGGCAAACACATTTAAAATATGCGGTTTAGAAAATAAAGTAACTTTAAAGCACACACCACAACATTTAATTCTCCCAGTATATTACTGGCAATAATCATCATAAGCAGTTAAAAGAGCCTGCATCGATTTTATATACTTCATATATTCAATGACAATAGGGAACCTATCGGCTCCCAATCTCATTACACTCTGTTCCCAAATTTTATATTCGAGATATTAGGGATATTTTCTCCATTTATTCCACACAACTATTTTATTTATAACTCGTTATTTTCAAGCTTCCTCGCCAAGAACCTGATCTGTTTAGCCATTTCTTTTAGATAAGCAACATCTAAAGGAACTTCAAGTTTAGAATAACTTTCTGCAGCTTGCGTTCCTGCATAGTTAATGAAAACTCTACTATCTGACTTTTGCCAAGTCAGATAAAGTGCAGACGCATCCATTTTAAAAGCATGCCCTTTATTGTTTCTGGATGTTACATTGAAATTCCCATCCGGAAATTCTATATAAATTCCTTTTTGAGTCTTCATCTTTTTGCTCTCCTATGAATGTAGCAATACAAAAAATTATGATTACAGACCTATATATGGTTAAGCAGTAACAATCAATAAATCCAAGTATGCAAAAACCCTTGTTCCTCGATATCAGTGTACTGTCATTCCTACTATACGGGCGGTAGGAACGTTAGTTGGTAACATACCAACGCAGGTTTTACTAAGTTTACCTTTATTCATTCCTTCCAGCATGCATTTCTTGTTCTACCCGACGTGTTTTGGATTTGTATAAAGAATCGGCAGGCATCTCGACGCGAACGGAGACAAATTGGTCGCGGGGAATATCGACAGGATCGCCATTGCTAATACCCTTCAGTTCGTTCCTGGCGAACGCTGGCGCTTGCGGGTGTGTGCGGTGATAGGTTTTCACCAACACAGAACCGTCAGCATTAACCTCATAATCAAGCCATAGCAGAGGCTGCTTGTTACGGTCGGTAGGAATATCAAAACCACCATCGATACCGCCCCAGGCAGCGTCCGAATTGAGAGCCTCACATCCTTCGACAAGGTATTGCCCAATGCCCAGACGGGTGACTTTAACGCCTTCTGATTCGTCGTTAGTTTCGAAAGAACCGTCAGCAAATAACTTCACCACTGGCGATGCTGCCTTCAGCGTGCCATCGCTGGTCTTTGTGGTGTTCTGCGTTGAGTAAAGGGTGTGTGTTGTGGAAAAACCAACGTTCGAAAGCCCCGCAACAGTCCCTGTCCCCTGGCGATACTTAAGCCCCTGAGACGTTGAAGCTAATTGCCATGCCGTATAGCCACCACCGGTCGCATCATGCCAGCCACGAAGAGTTAACATGCTGGTGTATGTATCTGCACCGCTGCCACCTCCCCATCCATTTCCACCCGCCTGGATACCAAAGGACATACCCAGCGGGTATTGACTAATCAAATCATACGAAGCGAGGGGCCTGAAATCGCGATGGTATTGAGCCATCACTGGCGCAATATCTATGCTCGATGCTAACGGTGCAAACTTATTATCAACGTCTCGTGTTGCGCTGTTTCCTAAGCCGAGGTTTGTGCGAACGTCTTCTGGCTTCGTTGCCCCGGTCCCGCCGTCAGCGATTGCAAGCGCACCGTTACTCCCTTTCTGCGCCAGTTTGCCGATGCCGGGGATCGTTACAGGGGTGCCGTTGATGGTAACGGTGATGCTCTGGTTTGCTGAGGTGGTGGCGAACGTCTCCCACGCGCCAATGTTCTCGTCATACTCTTTAATGAGCTGTGACATGGCCTGTGCCAGGCCGTCGACCGAGATATTGTCTGACACAAGGATTCCATACTTCTGGCCGCTCAGCGCCGGGGAAGCAGCTGGCGTAACCGTCAATGACGTGGCGCTGTTCACGGCTGAAATCTGGAACATCTGGACCGGGTTAGACATGACGATAATCGTCTGGCCAGCGCGAACCTGGCTGGCCGGTGCCGTCCAGTTTGTGCCAGTGCCGGTTGCGGTATTTCCGTTAATAGCGATAGTGCCAGTATTATAAAGCATAGGTACCTCTTAATTAATTGATCGCTATAAACGATCAATAACTAAATATTGATTCGCACAAACGATCTGAATAATTAATGTTTATTTGTGAATATGTGCATTCCACTAATTAATGGAATGTAAAAATGAAAAAGAACTATTTATCGATGCTTATAGGCGTGACGTTATTGTCAATATCATCACTGTCTGTAGCTTCAGAAGCGGGACACACATCCAATCCTGGATATGGCGATGGTGGAACAGCACAGAAACGCCAGATTGACGCCTGTGTTAACGCGAATACATCCACTGTCACGTCTTACGATAATGTCTCACACGTTAAGCCATGTACTGGTGGCGTCTCTTACAAAGACAGAGAACTCCCGGCCCAAAAAATTAAAGCACCATTCAAGTAAAATAAATAAAGCCCCATCAGGGGCTTTATTTTTATGACGAGGAAAATGAACCTGAACCACGTGCAATCTGCAACACCGGCGATAGAATCTCTTTCTTCGATGCGTTAGTTCCTCCCGACATATCATTTACGCTTATTGATGCAGTCACTACCTGTTTCGTAATACCGCTTTTCGCAAAAATCACCGGGACCGCTACAGCGTTGGTTGTATTCCGGGTTGAACAGGTTACCCACTGATAATCCTTTGTGGTTCCGTCGATGGTCACTGATATCCGCGCAGTGGCATCGTCGCCAGATACGCCATATATCAATACAACCGCTGATACAATTACTGTCTTGGGCTTGCTGGTTCCGGTTGTATCCGTATAAGTCAGATTGGTCGTTACACCTCCTGAGCCTGATTTGGATTTATCCAGACCGACACCTGCGTTAACCACATCACCGACAAAATTCTCAGCCTCCACTGTCCCCCTGAAGGAACCACTGGTTGCCGTCACTTTCCCGGTAAACTCCCCGTTCGTGGCGTATACCGTTCCACGCACGGTGACATTATTGAACACGGCATAACCGGATTTGTTTATGTGCCAGCCAACGTTTCCGGTTCCATCCCAGGTTGTCGACTGGATGTAGTTGCCGAGTTTGAGGTTGCCGATTGTCCCGTCACCAATGAGCGTTTCCCGGATGATGGTCTGCCCGTTCTGAATAACAAACGGAAGCGTAACCGTGGCTCCGGCGTACTGGGTCACAGCAAAACGGTCAGCCAGAAAAACAACCTGCGACTGCATGCCACCAGGGGTATTCTCAACCCCGATCCCCATCCCTGCTGCGTAATACTGACCATTGCTCGATAACCCGACCTTGATGGTGTACATCGCTTTCAGATCGCCGTTGACGTTGGCAATTGCCTCGGCGTTGGTGGTGATAGCTGCTGTATGCCCGTTGACGGTCGCCGTGATGCTGTTTACCTGCGTGGCCATAGCCTGCTGGTAATCCGAAAACGTCTGGTTCAGGCTGTTGATGGAAGCCTTATTGCCGTTCACGTCCGTCTGCAGGTTCAGCAGCGAGCGGGATGTTGCCTCCCTGTCGTTGACAATCACCTCATCAATACGGTCCAGCTGCGCGCTGTTACCGGCGACCGTTGCGGATAGCCTTTTGCGTGTGGCGACCTGCGCCAGCCCGTTCTGGATAATGGCAATAGCTGAGTTCTTGACCCCGCCCGTCATGCCATCCATAGACACACTGATGCTGTCGATTCGCTGGCCCAGCGCGGTATCAGCCGTCGCAACGGTCTGCTCAAGCTGACTGAGTGAAGACGAAACATTCCCGACCGTGCTGGAAAGCTCATTAACGCTGGTCTGAACCTTCCCGACATCCTGGGCATTTTTGGCGATATCCTTCGCCTGCTGCTCCAGTTCGTCGTTGGCCTGTTTGATATCGTTAGCCATGTCAGCAATTTTTTCATTGCTGTCCACCGCGTTCTCGATCAGGTCCTTGAACGTATCCGACTCTTTCATATCCTCCAGAATGTCATTGGTTATTTCGCTGACATCTATCGAGGACGTGCCCATGACCCAGTCGGTCCAGTCCCCGGCGTTACCGATACGGTCAATCAGGCGCGCGCGGTACCACTGGCGAACGCCGGACGGCATGGGGCCATGCTGATAATCTGCAGCCGGGTACGGCACCAGGACCAGCAGTTCAGGATTGGCGTAGTCGGCAGTTGTGGCGCGCTGAATCTCTGTATAGGCCGTGTCGCCAGAGCCATCCGGAAATTTCCAGGTCAGGTCGATATGCCAGACTACATCTTCGGTCGCCAGAAAGTTGAGCGGAGTACCCGGTTTTCCCGTTTTACCGGAGAGATAAGTTGTTTCACCGTACCCCCATGGTGACGACGTATCCTGCGCATTCAGCGCCCGGACGCGCACGTCATAGCTGCCCGAATAAATGCCCTGAACCGAGAAACCCTGCGCGCTGGTAACCGGAACGTTTATCCAGTCCCCGTTGTCCTTACGCCACTGGGCAACGTACCGGATTGCGCCCTCTACCTTATCCCATGACACGTCCAGGCTTGCTACCGTCAGCCCCTGTGAAACATGATCGCTCTCAGTCACCACGATATTCTTCGGCGCTGACAGGACGCTTATCGGCGTGACGGTGATCGGGGGCGACTCGACCCGAACGCCGTCATCGATGTAACGGTATTTGTTTGGATCGTGCTGAACGGCCGTAATAGTGAAACCGCCTGTGCTGTCGTCGTTAGCTGCAATTGAAGTGACCCGGAAATACTGTATTGCGAGGTTATCACTGTCTATCGCCCAGACAGCACCCGCCACAGGTGCCTGACTAAATGCGGTGGCCACCGTCACCGTTTTTTTATCTGCGCTCACCGCGCTGATTGTGCGCGTCTGGGCTTTTCCGTCAGGCAGGTTAACCACCAGTCGGTCTTTCGCCGCGTAGTCTATTTCTCGATCCAGCGTAATCTGGCGGCCATTGACCGCCCTGATGCGTCCCCCGTTCTCCTTGCCGGAACGGAAAGGATCGGCGACACCGATAATTTCAGCAGGCAGCGGGATGTAGCCATCCAGCCCCACGCCAAATGATACGGTACCGTCTTTGGCATTGGAGAGTAGTACCCAGCGCCCGCGCCGGTGCGCTTCACTTTGCGAGGTGCAGCCGATTGCGGTCAGGGACGTCTGCCGGACGTCATAACGCTCTACAAGCGCCGAATCGTAGACCCCCTCAACGGTATCGCTGTAATGGTTCTGCGGATCGGACCAGGACACCAGGCAGGAGCTGTAGCGATTCTTGTATGAGCCGCCCGCATAAGTAAACAGCCCATCGATAACGTTTGAGGCGTTATAAACCCAGTCAACATCGTCCTGCGGGACGTCTGCCTGGACATAAATCTGATCGTTGCCCCAGAACGTTATGCCACGAAATACCGCGGCGAGATCGTTAAGTACCTGCCAGGCGTCCTCCTGGCTCTGAATGAAAACGTTGCAGGTGAAACGCGGTTCGGTGCCACCGGCACCGTCGGAAACCATTTCGTCGCAATACTGGGCTATTGAGTACAGCGCCCACTTATCCACCATGGATGCATCCACGCGCGTGCCCATGCCGTAAATTTCATCCAGAACCAGATCGTAAAATATCCAGGCGGGGTTATTGGACCAGGCCATTTTAAACCCGCCTGACCATGAGCCAGAATAGGTTCGGGTTATCGGATCATAGTTATCCGGAACCTTTATCAGCTTGCCCTTTATCTTACAGGTCACCTTCGGTGCGCTGCCGTTGAACTGGCTGCTGTCCACTTCGACATACAGTAGCGCCGTCAGAGGATAACGAAGCTTGCTGTCGATGACTTCCGCATACGAAAACACCTTGAAGGCGTTAACCAGTTTCGAATTTGATCCGCTGGCATCAGCCGTAATACGTCTGACCCTGACAGACCAGCCGGATGTGGATTTTGGCAGATCGATACGGTGGTCACGCTGATATTCCGTCGTGGTCTTTCCGTCAAACTTGCCGTTTACAACCGTTTTCCAGGCGCCACCGTCTGTTGATAAATCGATCGCATACTCGGTGACCGTGCCCACCATATCGCCGTTATCTTTATAGAGATACTGGACCGGAACGCTTAGCTTAATACGAATGGCATCCAGGGAAAGATTGGTAAACTGGCGTGTCCAGGGCGACGTGGTGGTGACAGTGGTGCCCACCGCCAGCTCGTTATCTACCTGGGGCATCCCGGCGATGTAAGTCTGGTCCTGTGTGCCCTTGCGGAACTCCCATTTCACGCCGCTGAAGTTGTACTCCCCGCTGTCGTTTGCCAGCGGCGTATCGTTGAGAAAAATGTTCTGTGCGGTCAGGTCGCCCTGTATTTCTCCCTCAGAAACGGCAATGAGCATTTTTAATTTTGCGACCGACAGCAGATCGTCAGGCTGCTCAACTGGAGTATGCGCGCTACCCCCGCCCCCTTTGGCACCCTGCAGGATGGTTTCTTGTTCAAGAAGCTGCATTTTTTCACCCATAAAAAAAGGTGCCGAAGCACCTTTAAGTTAATGGCCGCTGGCCTACTGCTGATCGCTCGAGTACATACCAGCGCTGACTATCGCTCCCCCTGCCTCGATCAGACCGTAAGCCAGGGGGACAGGATGCCCCATAGCGACGGTATTGACCGGCGCCCCGAAGGCATAGTTAGGCGTGTTATCCGTGCTTGAGGATTTACCCGCGCCGAAGGATGGCTGGGGCGTGAGCATCTGGACAACGCCGCCCAGCATCATTGATACCCCGACCCCGGTCAAAATTGACGTGGCGCTGATGGCTGTTGCACTCATCGCCGCCCCCCAGGCTGCCATACTCGCACCAGCGGTAAAGAATGCAGCGACCAGCGCAACGGCACCAACAACTATCTGAAGGACGCCAGAGTTTTTGGCCCCCTCATAAATGGGCACGATCCGGTATACGCTTCCCCCGCAGGTCATATCGAACTCTTCCAGCCCGATATTGTTATCCCCGTTGAAAAAGGCGAAACGGATCCCCTTCATATGGGCTTCCGACATGTATTTTTTGAAGCCGGGAACCTGCGAACATACTGCCCTGAGCATTTCACGCAGATCGGCAACATCAAACTGAACGCGGGCCCCGAATTTTTTAGCCATCTTACCGTCGAGAATAAGCGTTTTAAGCATTCATGTTGTCCTTATGCCTGACCACCCGGACCGTTCTGTCGCGATAATATTTCCCATACGGCGTACGCGAAGAAAGGTGCCCGAACAGATGATGAAGAATGATGTTGTCACCCAGATATACAGCGGCGTGATTGGTCACCGATGCCTGCACACTCATCATGATGATGTCCCCGGGCTGCATAGCACCGGCGTCAATCTCAACGAACCCCTCACGCTCCCAGTTGTCATCGTAGAGCCGCTCTTTGCCGCTCTCCCACCATTCGTAAGGCACTGAATAGTTCCCGAGGCCAATATCATATTCACGCTGATAATATTCCCGGATCAGCGACCAGCAGTCCGCGTAACCCAGCAACCATTGCCGCCCGGCATAATCCCGGTCTTCACGCGGGGAAATCGTACAAAAATCACCGTCCGGCCAGGACATGATCCCCCACTCAATACCCGACCAGTCACACTGGATGCGGTCCAGCTCGGAGGGCACCAGCCGGACCACATCCGGATGGGAGTGAATGACCATAATGATTTCACCGAGCGCGCGGGCAGCAAGCTGGTCTTCCGGAGAGAGCGTGAATGTTTCCTCCGGTTTATCCGCGATGTTGCGACAGGGAATAAAGATTTGCTGCTGCCCTGACTGAACAATCAGGCCACAGGCTTCTTTGGGGTATTCACCAGCGACGTGCTGACGGATAGCATCCAGCAATTTTTCACGCATTATCATTTCCCCTGCAGGTTGGCGGCCGGAAAGCCCCCGAATGGCAGCGGCGCGTCCGGACCGTGACGATCCTGACAATCCTGCCGGCGGCCGCCACAAACGTCTTTCGACGGGTCATCGGTCGGCGTACCGTCTTTGGTAAAGTATTTCGTGCCGTTGTAATCGCATCCAGTCCCGCTTCGGTACCAGCCCCGCATACACCAGGTGCAGACAGGCGTAATCTGCCGTGTCGGCAGCTGCAGGCTCTGAATATCGAAAGGAGAGCACAGCTCGAAATCAACCTGTACACGCGTCTCTGCGGTTTTGGCATTGACGTAAAAGAGCTGTACGCGCTCATCGGCAGGGCTGGCCCCCGGATTACCGTTTTTCCAGTTGGCGGCATCGAGATACTTCGAAAGCGTGGTATGGATTTTTACTTTCGCCCGGACCATGTCGTCATACTCCAGGCATAGCGCCGTGACATAGTTCCCGACGTTCCCGACTGAGAGCGTGGGCGTCGGCTGGGACCCGGTACTTGATAACTCCATACCCTTCAGTTCATAAGGATGAGGATCGTACTGGTTGCCCTGCCAGATTATGGCGGGCAGGTTCTCAGCGGCGAAGGCTGCCCACCCCTCCTCCTGGATATTGTGCGCATGAAACCGCAGCACCTGATCCATACCGAATTCGGTGCCGTCGATCTCAATCAGCTGAATAACGCTGCCGGGCTCAAGCTGTTGTATATCTCCGGTAAAACTCATATTACCCCCATAAAAAAAGCCGCCCGGAGGCAGCTTTCAATGTTCTCGATATTCTCAGGGCGCAAACGCCTGTTCAAAAGTGAAGGCCACCGTGGCTTTTTTCCCGGTAGGGAATGAAACGCTGAACGAATCGGCCTTCATTCTGAACAGCTTTTTTTCACCCCATGGCGTGGTCCACCAGAACGATTTAGTAACGTGAGACATCAGAAAAGCACGCAGCGCAGCCGCCTCATGTCTGGTGCCCGTCCAGTCCAGGTTCCACGTTTCCTGTTTGTCGTTGATCCCCATCCCCGCTATCTGTTTGTAGCCATCCCCGAACTGGGCCTGCAGCGTTCGGGCCGTTTCAGTGCCCTGCGCGGTTTTTCGCGTGCGCCAGGTAAACGTGTCTGTCACGGTGTCCTCCTCGAATAAAGCACGCCGCCTGCGGACATTTCTTTTTTCAGTCGCTCGGTGATTGTCTGTTGAACAATCGCCTGCAGCTGTTTCGCCGTCCCCGTGGCGTTCGCCTGATTTATGCTCCCGTCACTCCCCTGCTGGCTGATGTTCACAGGGGCATAAACACTGATCCCGCCCATGCCAGCCCCGGCTGCGCTCCCGCCGCCGACCAGACCACCCGAGGCATACCCGCGCATCAGGCGATAGAGATTCGCCACGCCGATGCGACTGGTTGACTCTTTGGTGAAGACGAATTCCCCGCGGTGAACGATACCGGCTGGCTCGTACTTGCCGCCGTGCCCGGTAAAACCTCCCACGTCAAAACCCTGTGGCCGGTATGACGGGACCGCGAATGACTGACCTGCAGAGGAGGCTTTCGCCCCGCCGCTCACCCAGCCCATTGCGCTCTGGATGGTGTAAGCCACCAGCAGCTGGTTGATAACGGACACAATCATTTTGAGGATCGAGCTGGTGAAGTCCCGGAAACTCGCCTTCCCGGTTGTTGTCAGGCTGGTAAGCTGGCCCGCCAGCCCGCTGAACGTTGCCTGCGAAATCTGCTGAACGGAGCTGAAAACGTTTGTCGCTGAATCCTGATATTCGGCCCAGCCCTGTTTCGCACCGGCCAGCCAGTTTGCGCGCAGGGCATCTTCAGCCTCGAACGTCGCCCTTTGCTCTTCCAGAACCTTTTGCTGCGCCTGAGGGTTATATGAATAGCTCTCGCTGAGACGTTGCAGGGTGGTTTGTCGCCCGGCCTCGCGGGTAGATAGCCCATCAGACTGAGCCTGTAAACCCGCCCTGGCGGCTTTTTGCTGCTGCTCAAACTTCACGGCCTGGTCGGTCAGCTGGTTGAGCTTTTGCTGCCTGGCAACCTTATCCCCCAGGTCGGCCAGCTGCCGCTTGTACTCGAGCGTTTCTTCCTTGTGCGCAAGCAGGGATTTTTCCTGCGCCGTAAGCTGACGACGACCAGCCGCCTCCTGCAGAACGGCGAACTGATTTTCAGTCTGCCAGAGATCCTGCCGCTGTTTGCTTATGACGTCGTTTACGCTGGTATGCTGCTCGAGCGTTTTAAGCTGGGCCTGAAGGGTGAGAAGTTCAGCCTGCGCTTTTTCTTCAGCTTTGTCCCCGGCTGGCGTTGAATAGCTTTTGCCTTTCGGCGTTTTGGGATCCTTCCACTGCTTTTCAATCCCGACGCGTGCTGCCGCTATGTCCTTTTCAGTCCACAACGTGGCGATGCCGTCTTTCGCATCCTGGCGGTTTTTAGCAATAAGCTGATTGAGTTTTTTCTCCGCAAGGGCACGTTTTTCTGCCGCCGTCGCCCCGGATTCAACCATCTGATTAAATTGCTGCTGGGTCCGGACGGCCTGTGTCTGCTGTTCCGTCCGCATTTTTTCCCTGGCAGCTGCCAGCCCTTCCTGGGCATATTGCTTATCGGCAAGATCGTAAGCCTGCTTCTTAAACTCTACCTGCTGGCGCGCGTTTCTCAGCCTTTCCGCATCTGCCTTTTGCAGAACGTTGTTACCGGCATAGTCCGGATCAACCTTGAGATTGCCGGACAGTGCACGGTATTCTTTCTCAGCTGCCTGCCATTCAGCAAAAGAGTCCTGGCGCTTCATCGCGGTGTCAGGATTACGCCCTATGCCCAGCATCGCATCCCACGCGCCTGAGGCCGCATTCTTCACCCAGTTCCAGGCTTTTTCGAGGGAGCCAAGATTTTCCTCAACCGCCCCGGCCCGCTGAATGACCGCATCAGAATATGCGCGCATGGCAAGCTCTGATGCTTTCTGCGTATCTCCCATCGCCTGAGCAGAGGCAATCTGTTCATACTGCGTGGCCGTCAGAAAATGCAGCGAATCGTTGAGCGTTGTGACTGCATTAACCGGATCATCCTTCAGGCGTTTAAACTGGTTGATGGTTTCGTCGACGGCCTGCCCGGTGGCCTGCTGCAGCCTGGCAGCAACATTGCTCACCATGCTGACATCATTACCGCTAAACGCACCACTTCCGACAACCTGCGCCAGCACACCTGCCGCAGCATGCTGTGTGATGCCATTACCTGCCAGTGAGCGCGCCAGTGCCTGTAGCTGTCCGGACGTTTTCCCGGCGTAATTCCCGGTCAGGATCAGCTGCCTGTTAAATTCCTCGGACTCTTTGCTGCCGTCATACCAGGCTTTACCCAGCCCGTAAACCGCCGCGGCAATACCACCAACCATGCCGGCGATCCCAAGCCCGCGCAGCGACAGCAGCTGGTCTATCCATCCTGCCCGGTTCGCCAGCGTGATCCCGGAGCCGCGCAGTGCACCGAAGTTACCGCGCATGACCTCGCCGATCAGTATCCCCAGTTCCTGCCGCGCTGCGGCACTTTGCAGGCCCAGACCGTGCGTGGCCACTTTGGCAGCCTCGAGCTTGCGGATATAGACCTCAGCCGCATCGCTTGCACCAACCTGCGCCGCCTTCATGCGCAGCAACTCGGTACCGGAGAGTTTTTGCTCTGCGACCTGTTGCTTCAGCTGACTGAGGAATCGGGTACGCGCGGCGGCCGATTTTTCCTCTACGATCTGCAGCTCTTTTTGCCTGGCCGTGGTGCGGGAAATCAGGGCGAGATAATCCTGCTGGGTGATATTGCCCTGTGCCCTTGCCGCACGAAAGCGCGCCTGCACGTTCGCAAGCGACTGCGTTTCACCATTGAGCTGGCGAACGCCGTCAATCTGGCGGAAAAAGGATGCCGCCAGTTCATCCTGACGGCGGGCAAGCGCTGCGGCCTGTCCGTCATTTTCCCGCATACGCTGATTAAGCTCGGTCACGCGGCGGTGAGTTTCATCAACGGACTTAGAAACGTTCTGCCAGTCTTTGGCCAGCCCTTCCGTTGCAGCAGACTGTCGGGCTTTCATATCTGCGGCAGCCGCCGCGCCAGCGTCGCCCACGCTCTTTAATGCCGCGCTCTGACGGTCCGCTGCACGCTGCATTCGCGCCTGAACTTTATCAGACTCATCCGCCATTCCTGTCAGTTGCCCTTTGATTCGGGCGACCTGCTCGCTGAAGGTGGCGCGGTCAACATCCAGCTTAATAACCAGATCGCTAATCTGCTGGGCCATATCGGATACCTCCTGTGATCCCCTCGGCGGCGGTCATCAGCGTGTCATCATCCGGCTCATCATCGCTGATGACGCTATCCGAAGGAGAAAGCAGGCTGAAATGTGCGGGGGTAAGTTCCGGATCGCGGAAGAAAAGAGTGGAGATGGAATAAAGCAGCTCTGAGAAATGCGCATCGAGCTGCGCGTCCTGAAAATAATGATCCCGGTAGAACTGGTGCCAGTCGCCCAGCTCACTGGAGGTCATTCCAGCCAGCATGGCGCGCCAGTCGGGTCGCCCGAACTCGCGCGCCAGATTCAGGACAAACTTCAGCTCGCTGGCAAGGGCTTTTCCGCCGTAACGGTTTCTGCGCTTTCGGCCTCCGTTGAGCCATCTGGATCTGCAGCGTTGTCTTCATCAACCGGAACGAGCATGCCGGAGAGCAGCTTTATTTCCATTTCTGCTTTACCGATCGCCTCCGGTGGCCAGCCGCTCAGCACCTGCTGATATAACGTTTCCACATCCGTGCCGGCCGGATCGTTATGCCACAAAGACATCGCGATCAAACGCGCACCGCAGCGAATATTTGAGCCAATCAGCCTGGCCGTCATTTCCTGATCGCTGATGCCCTCGCTGTCAGCACTGACGGCCCTTTCCTCTGCGGCCATAAACGTCAGGAACTCAATACGCTGAAGCGCCGACAGCTCGAAGATGGTCAGGGATTCTGTTTGCCAGGTGAACTTCTCTTTTTTCAGAAACATGCGTCCTTCCTTACGCTGCAGTTACGGTGACTTTGCAGACCGCAACGAAATTACCGTCGCTGGTCATTACAATAATGTCAGCGGTGCCTGCCGCCACGCCGGTGACGGTGATCGCGTTGCCGCTAACGGTGACCGTTGCTTTTGCCCCGTCAGAGGTTGCCACGCGGAACGAGGTATCAGAGGCGCTGGCAGGATTAACCGTCACATTGAGCGTTGTGGTTGCACCGACGGCCACGCTTGCCGTGGCTTTATCGAGCGTGACGCCGGTGACGGGGATATTCGGGCTCCCGCTTTCTTCAGCCAGCTCCGGCTTGCCGGTGTTGGTGATTTTCGCTGTGCGGGTAATAACCTCTTTTGCCGGGATGGCTTTACCCAGGCTGCTGCACCAGCCGCGGAAAACGTCGACGGTACCGTTCGGGTATTTGATTTTGTAATAGCGTACTGAGCCATCAATAAACCATGCGACCAGGTCTTTTTGCCCTTCTTCACCCGGCTTCCAGGCGAGGGTGAAAGAGGTGTCGCCAGCAGATTTTGCCCCCTGAGCGGTCGCGTTCCAGTCGGCGTCCTCGTCGTCGAGGTAGGTGTCGTCATACGATTCGGCGGTCATTTCGCCAGGCGTGAGTTCTTTGATTTTCGCCAGGCGATTCCAGTCGATATCAGAGAGTGGGTTGGCGAAAGCGTTACCCGTTCCGGTGTACAGCCAGAGCGTGGTACCGGCACCTTTTACAGGAGAGAGTGGATTAGGTGTTGGCATGTTTTCCTCACATTTCGTAAGTGATTGAATATTTCATATCGGCGGAAGTCCACAACCCCATCGCATCATCGCGCTGATAATCGAAGCCTTGTGGAACCATGAGCGTTAACAGTGAATCGAGACCGGGTACGTCAGCGAGGGCAGGATAAATATGGCTTTCCATCCATTCATCCAGTTCGGAATCTGGTACCTGCGAGGACAGGAAGATCTCAATATGTAACGTTGCCGCCCACATATCGGCATCAAGTTCTTCGCCGGTATACTCCGCATCGGTCAGATAGACCGCAACGGCAGGAAAATCCTCCTCCTCAATGACAGCAGGACGCCCGTCAAAAAACATGACGTCGTTCCCGATGGCCTCTTCAAGCACATCAATAATTTTCTGGCGAATGAGAGTGTGTTTCATCGTGTCAGATGCAACCTCAGTTGTTGCCTGAGGGCATAGCCAAGTTGTTTTGGCATTTCCTCTTCAAGCATGCGTTTCTTTTCTGCTTCGAAAGCAGTTGTGAGGGGCGCGGACAATGGAATTTTGACCACGTCGATGGGATAACGACTTTTTCCTGCAATTCGCTTCATGACGTGCCAGCGGCCGTTCGCCAGGCGCTGGATAAAGGCGTCACGAAAAACATAACGGCCAATTCTTAACACGCTACTTTTTCGAACCAGCGGGCCCTTTCGATTCGTCGCCCTGACCTGCGCGGCACCGAGTTTGATGGCGGGAAGATTGCCCCGGTTAACCTTAATTCGGGCCGCTGAGTGCCCTGACGCCGAGGCTTTGTTGATTCGCACCCTTTGTCGGACCAGCTTTACGGGTATCCCCGAAACGCGGTTATCACCGGCTACCGTTTCTTTCGCCACCCTTCGGACGGCAACCGAGACGCCATTAGCAGCAACCCGGTTCACAGCCCATGCGCTGGCATTGGGAACCATATTTCTGTCCAGGCTATCCAGGTTAGCGATAGCCTGCTCAAGACCTTTTATCGGCATGAATGCTCCTTAACGACGCCGCGAACCGCCGGGAGGTGATCCACTACCCAGCCAAACATGGCAGGACCCGCAATCATCCGGACCAACGCGATCAACCCAAAATTCACGCCCGTTAACCTTCAGCGTATCCAGCCTTTCCAGCCCGCTAACATCCGATGTGTTCACAAACAACGTCGGCCTGGTTCCATCAATTCGGATCCCCACTTCGGCGTAACCAATGTTCTCTGGATCGTCAAAGACCCCCCGGAGCGTGACGCCGGATAAAGATCCTGAGGTTATCCTTGCCTCTGCGCCCATCACTCCACGTATAGTGGTATCCGCGCGCGCCATCGCTTCATCAAAAAGATTGTCGAAATCAGCCATTAGGCCCCCTGTCAGATTTCCCGGGCCAGCTCCCGAGATATCAGGTCGTTAGCCTCTACGTCAGTCACGCGGATAACGACACCAGGCTCGACAATAGACACAGACTCGTTACGCGTGGCGTGAAGCGCGTTTATGTGCAAGGTCACCAGCGTTTCAACCGCCACCAGCGCGCCGATCTCTGTTGATGCAGGATTTTCGGTAATCGAGCCAGAAGTGTTATCCGCGCCAGGCTGGCTCGACGTGCTGGTAACAGCACTACTGGCCGCTTCCGCTCCCTCTTCTCCGTCTTCGTCGAGTTCCTCTTCGAGCTCAGAAATACGTAACGTAAGCTCCTGGATCGTGCCTGTGACGTTGACCTCACGATCAAGCTTTACGCCCAGCTCTTTCAGTCGGGCGATAAGGGTTTCTTTTTCTGTCATGGGAAATACTCCAGAAATGTGGCCCGACAGGGCCACTTGGGAAAGTTATGCCAGCTTGACTGAAACGAACGCGTCAGGATCTGGCAGCAGCATCAGCGGAGCTGACTGAATCATGGTGAACTCACGTGCCGGGTCGCCCGTTTGCACCCAGTTTTTCGGGTAGCGCGTTGAAGCATTAATGCCTTCGCGCTGGGCATCTGCATCCAGAATGCAGCCATAGGTACGCAGGCCGCGCGCCTGGGTATTTCCCAGCACCATTGTCAGGTCTGGCAGAGCGTTCTTTTTGACGTCATTTTCAACAAGCTGGCCTGCGTAAACGACAATGGCCACATCTCCGTACATGCCCTTATAAGAAACGGCTTCACCCAGGTCTTTCAGAGCGGTTTCCAGTTCGGAGTTAGAGCCGCGACGTGTATCCAATTTTTCCTTCACCGCGTCGAAAGAGCGGAACAATGCCCAGCCCTTCGGATCGAACACAATAATGTTGATTGTGCCGCTGGCGTTGAGCGCGTACGCCTCAATATCATCGGTCGGGTCGTACGTTTTTTTGTCGCGAGAGGACCAGGCAGCTGCACCCGCCTGGATGATGTTGTTACCGGCACTGCGGCCCATATCGACTTCTACTGGCTCAAATGCTTCTCCGCTCATGGTGTATTTCCCATAGAGCACAGCTTCAATTGCTTGCTTCTCTTCCACCTGTGCAATCGCCAGCTCTTCATCTTTCATGTTTTGAAGGATGATGCGGCGGCGGCGATAGGCAGGGTCAGCCAGATTTTGTGGGTCTTCATCAGGCAGGCGGCGAAGAGTCATCAGCGGGTTAACTTCATGCTTAGGCTATATGAGTCAACCTTGAAAGAATGTGAATGATTTATATAGAGATTTCATTCATAATTTATGGATGAATTTATGAAGTGCAATACAAGGTGCAATACACAAACGAATGCGTGCTTTTGAGACTGAAATATTGCTACATTCAAACTCACTCTTGATGAATGGTTGAAAAATGGCCAAGATGACAAATAATGCGATAAACAACTTAGCAGACATCATTGAATTTCTGTTCAAAAACAAAAATGAGTCTTCAACATATTGGTTTCGTGGGCATAGTGACTATAGATATGAGTTACAACCTGCCTTATTTAGAACCATTCACAAGGGTAGAAAAGTTTATTACGAAGAGGCTACAATCATTGAAGAAATGGTAAGGCGTTTTCCTTCTATTAGGAATGAGCACACATCTACTTTAGAACTTTTGACATATGCGCAGCATTATGGTCTTCCAACACGACTTCTTGATTGGTCCGAAAACCTTTTAGTGGCGCTTTATTTTTGTTGTAAAGAAAAAAGTAAAATTGATGGCGAAATATTCATACTTAATGTTGATGACATTCATAAATATAGAAATTCATCACTCAATGATATTGAGCAACTTGTGAATGCAAGTTTCGAAATCGAAGCCTATAAGATTATGTTAGAAAGATGTTCGAAGTATCATAAATACTTCTTAGCAAAAGTACCTCCTAAATTAAAAGGTACTCCTTATACAGATCTAACAGAACTGACTGACGTAGAGTTACTATTACACTTCTCGCAAGAAGATGAATCACCTATAGAGATGGACCTAGGTTCCGAGCATATTAAAGCAGTAGATTTATACACCTATTATGCCCCGATGTTGAATAGCCGTCTAGTTGCTCAAAAGGGATGCTTTACCGTTCATGGCGGAAAAATAATAAATAATAAAGAAATAATTAAGACATCCGACCTTACAAGTTTACTAAGAACTGGCGCATTACAAAAAATCCGTATACCTTCAGAAACGAAGGGAACCATCTTAAAAGAATTGGATTTATGTGGCATCAACGAGCACACTTTATTCCCCGAAATAGAACATCAGATTGAGCATATTAAAAGTCGTTCATTACTTCTCAATTCAAAATAAGCGACAGCCGCCTTTAAAAGATAAGATAATCGAAAATATTTTAAAGGCGACACAGCAATCTTCGTATATTTATTAGCCTTACCCCCCAACAAATATATTCTTCCTGAAATCCCTCAATATACTTGGAAGCCGTGTCAGGTATCTCATCTGCAATAATACATGCACGATTTATCGCTTTACTGACCTCCCTTTTAATGGAGTCCAGATACCGCTTTTCCATACCAGAAAACTGTCGACTAATAGCAAGTGGGAGACTATCCATGATTGCTCCAACTTCTCCAGCTAATTTCGACAAGGCATAAGTCGCGAATGCGGTGTCAATCACCTCCCCTTTTTCACGCGCATCTTAAAGCTGATCTTCGACGTAGATCCCGGCTGAAATAATAGCACCGCCAATCCGGCGCTTTCCGTAAAGCAGAGGTACCGGGTAACCCTGGGCAGCTGTGTTCGTTACACCTCCAAACGCATACGAGGCTTTGTTATCGGCACTCTGCTTACTGGATAGGCCAGCCGGTTGTGGAGAAAGCATCTGGGCCACACCACCTAATGTCATTGCTGCACCGGCCGAAAACATCAGGTTACTGGCTGCTATGCTCAGTCCCGGCATCCAGATAGAAGCAATCACCAGCACCGCCCCCAGAATTGTCTGTACCAGACCCGCTTTCTTACTCCCAATCACAACGGGAACAATTCGAATCTCTCTCCCCATGTGCTGGAAACTGAGATCCTGTTCTCCAATGTTCCGCTCACCGACATAAACCGCGTAGGTGAGTCCTCGGGATTTGCTACTGTTCAGGTATTTTTCGAACCCCGGGATGGTGGCATTTAAAGCTCTGACAGCTTCTCTCGTATTCCGGATGACTCGGTGGTGTATTTTCCCAAACAGTTTTCCAAGAGCGCCTCCCAGACTGATGGTTGTCATGACTTCTGCACATGGATTCATAGTCGCCTCACTAATTTTTGAAGAAAGGAAACGGTTAAGCTGTTTTTAGATCAAAATAGCACTTACCATTTCCTTTCTTTTTGGGTGGCATTTTCATTAAAAACAAATAGTTACACCGAAGAAGAACAGAAACAGCAAATCGCATAAAATTTTCTTAAATAGCAAGAATCTGCGAGGTCGCCGCCCCGTATTAAGCCAAACTGCCCGAAAGGACCCGCGCACCTTCCCGGGCCAATCGGGCTAGCTCAACTAGCCGACAAGTTTGCTTTTGCCGTCCAGGGCCTGTCGGCGAATTCGTTCAGCCTTAAGGCGAAGTGATGCATCTGGTTTAACGGGCACAGGGACCTGACATGTTTCAGAGCTGCGAGGAATGTTATTGATCCACTCGATAACTTCGCTCAGATACCATGCCTTACGCCCTTCAGTGACCTGTACACGCACCGGAAACTCGCCTCGGGTTTCGAGGTTGAGCAATGTACGGCGGCTTAGTGTGGTGAGTTCTATCACCTGATTCATATCAACCAGGCGCTCACTGACTTTCATCTTGTCTGCAAGCTCCTGCAGCTCGTTCACTACCGGATCCGGATAGAGAGCATCGGCGGTTGCCATGAGACTATTGTCTTTAACTTTCATCTTTTTCTCCTCACACGTGCGCCAGAGGTTGCACAGAAATACCCGAACCAACAAAGGCGGCAATCTTTGCCGAGAGAGTTGTAACCTCTTCCGGCCAGTTGAGTGCATCGACATTCAGCACACCAGTCTTGTAGACCTGCGCCTGCGTCTGGCTTGCAGTATCAACAGCGAAGCACGACACATAGACCGCCTGCCCTACATGAGCCCCGTCCCAAACAACAAGAGCGCCGTCAGTGGCATCCTGCATAAGGGGTGTCAGCGCTGGGATCACGCCCTTGCCACCAGCGAAGATACCCAAGGTTGATACCAGCGCCTCAGTGCCGGCCACCAGCTCAGTATAATTTGTAGTCATGATTGCTCCTCAGGCCACACGAACGGTGACAAATCGGTTAATACGGGCAGGAATTGGCTGCGGCGCGGAATGGGTCTGGACATATTCAATTGCCGGATCACCAGGTACGATGTAATTCTTGGGCGCAAGTTCTGCTTTGGTGATGCCCATGCGGATGAGTTCGGGATCCTGAATTCCACCATAAGCCACAATGCCCTGTAGCGCAGTGTTACCCAGCACCATCAAATCAGGGTCAAGGAAATATTTCTCTGTGCCGTCTTCGTCGGTATATCGACCGCTGTAAACGACGATTGCAACATCGCCCATATAGCCCTTAAAGCTCACTGAATCGCCCAGGTCTTTCAGTGCTGTTTCAAGCTGGGCATTAGAGCCGCGACGTGTATCGAGTACATCTTTGATCGCTTTGAATGAGCGGTATTTCTTCCAGACATTCCCGCCCATAATGATGATATTAGTAACGCCTTCGCTCAGTTCTGAGTAGGTTTCAATGTCGTCATTTGGGTCAAATGTCGCTTTGTCTTTACCTGACCATGCAGCGCCACCTGCCTGAGTGATCATGTTCTGGGATTTGATATTCCAATCCAGTTCGTAGCGTTCGATCCCTTCTCCTTCAATGATATTTTTCCCGGTAGTAACTGCCTGAACAGCCAGCCATTCAATACGCGCCCGGATAGAAATGGATTGCTTCAGAATAGCCTGTTTGACTTTAATATTTCGGGCATCGAGCGAGCTGTATTGCTCAGGGGTTACTCCCGCCGGACGAACGGCCAGTTTATTCGGATCAATGCTGCTTTTGGGCTTCATGTAACCCGGACGGATAGATTTCGATTCATAACCCTCATCGCGTGCCACTTTACTGCCTACCATTGGCGAACAGAATGCTGCGATCGGAATATTAGGGTCGTCAATAGTGTCCAGTATGATATCGCGGGTTTCGAACGTTACCGCACGGGTAAAGAATAAATCTGTGAACAGTGTTTTGAGTTGCTTCTGAATATCCTCGGCACCAACAACCCGAACAAGTGCCGCTGGCGTGTATAAACCTGACATATATTACCTCATAAAAAATTCAGATAGGGTCCGTTGCAGGGATAATGCTATCACTGAAAAAGTTGTATTAGATGTATGCAATGGTGTGCAAGAGAGTGCAATAGTGTATAAAGTTAACGTGATACAATTTCACAACACATTAAATCTGTTATCGTAAACCTCGTTATTCCCTCCAGATAACACCATGTATAAAAATCGGTAATTGCCAAAGCGGGCCTGAGTGCGGCCCGCTTTTTTATGCATTTATTTAATCTGATTTTTAGTCTCAAATTCATTAATTGCATGTAACCAGTAACTCAGTGTAGATGAGGTATCGCAAATGTAGCCATTAACGCTATTGCTTGGTTTTGAACCTCGTCTGATTTTATCGAGCGATGACAGATACACATCGTTAATGGCTGGCTCAATGAAGGCTGATTCAACCTCTGACAATTCCCCCCGCGCCTTCTGTTTCTGAATCCTCTTACGTTCCTCCTGAACATAGTCCTTCAGGTGTGTTATCTGCCCTGTGATTTCTGGGTCTGATTTAAAGCGCGGATACTGTTCGTTAAGCGCCTGTTCGATTACTTCGAGGCGGTTTTTGATCTCTATTAGCCGATTCATAAAATATTACCCATTCAGTGAAATTATTGTTGCTATAGCGGATAGTAACGTTCCTATATAGGCAGATATGTATAATAAAAAGATCAGGGATTTAATCCATTTTCCACAATTGTCTTGTTTTGCAATCACATTGATTATGGAAAGAAAGCATACAAAAAACCCCAGAGTAGAAATTACGGCAACAAATGTTAAGCCCCAATACATTAACCCATGCACTTGTTCTTTTTTTACTACAGCAGCCGCCATTACCAAACACTGAATAATGGCTAATGCCAAAGTGCCAGAAGATTTTTCAGCTACCGAATGGAAGCTATTAAAAAACCGAACAAATGATTCATCAACTACAGTTCGTGTTGTTCCTTCCTTCATAATCCCCACTTCCTCCCCACTTTGTTAGCTTCCCACTTACAACCCACCAGCTTTTTTGGCTACCCCTACCAAAACCAGTACTGACGCGGGTTAGAGCGTTTTTACCCACTTTGTCCAAGTATATAGGCGCAAAGTGGGGAAAACATAGGGACTCCCCCAGCCCTCCCCACTTACTACCCACTTTCTAACCCACTTCTCTTAACGATTGTATAGTTAATACGTCACCATTCGGGATAATCAATCCATCATCAACCAACTTTTGAACCCAGCGGCTAAAGTGCTTAGTATCACTGCCCATCGCTTTCAAATCATCGCGCAGAACAGCCCTGGTACAAGGCTCACCTTGCATTGTTCTACTTCGGATAGCTTGCCATAGAGCCATATGATTACCTGTTAACTTCGCTATCCCTACCAACTCAGGATCTACTCCTTTTGCCTCTCTAGGAACATCATTAACCACCAGCGAAGAAATAAGTTCGCCATCACGATCCGTAAACAGTTCCACCGGGCGCAAATCGAATGCGGCCTGTTTAGGCTCCTCCGCATCCTTCATCTTCGTACAGGTCAGAATTATCGCTCCGCCGTCACCTTCGCGGCGAATGTTAAATTCTGCATCCAGAGCTGCCCTGAAAGCACTGGAACCTCGTGCGCCTTTGGTATCGTCTTTTCCTGAATGATGTACCACCAGCAACGTGGCGCCAGTCTCACGCTTGATGACGTCGCAGCCTTCGATAAACGCCCCCATATCACGAGCATCGTTTTCATCATTACCACCGAAGCACCGTGCCAGCGTATCGACGACAATCAGGCGAATCGGCTGGCCCGTTCTGGACTTAACATCACGCGCAGCTTTGATCATCTCCTGCATTTCCTCACGGCGAACCGGGAAAACCGGACGGTTGACCAGATAGAGGTTATTCAGTTTCACACCATGCTTTTTCTCCCACGCCTTTATTCTCCGCGGGACGCCAATACCACCTTCACCCACTACGTACATCACGGCGCCAGCTGATACTGACTTTCCAGCCCACTTCATTCCGGCTGCAACGTGGCAAGCCCAGGACACCGCCAGAAAACTTTTATACGAACCGCTAGGGCCGTATATGCTGCTCAGGCTATTAGAGGGGAGATAACTCTTTAACGTATAATCCTGCTCCTGATCGTACCCATCAGATCCCACGCTTAACGGTAAACTGTGCCGCAATGACACCTCCCTCGCAGAGACTTCAATTTGTTCGCGCAGACGGGAAAGATATTCTCTCCAGTCCTCCGGCTCCTGGTCGGGAATACCTTTGTACAATTTGGCATCCTGCACACCAGCCAGAGCCAGTTTATCGGCAATATTATTAATCTGGATAGACTCAATATTCCCGGCCAGATATATGCGCGCGGCACGACGGCCGTCATCCACAATGCGCAGGTTATCGAGCTCTGCCAGCTGTTTTGGCCCAAGGTAAACGGGAGGGACAGTGTCTTCGGCGATCTGTTTACCAAGCCCCTCTTCCCATCCCCTAGCATGTGCGTATGCATCAGACCCGGCAAAGATAACTGCCTCAGTGAATTTTTCCTTTGGCTGATGTTTCAGGTTCGGTGCGTTTTTCATTTCAGCCCCTTGTCCCATCCGTCAGATCCAACACTCAGCGGCAGAGAAGATCGCAGAGCAGCGATTTTTTTACGCCCATTTTCTTTTACGGCCTCCTGCCACTCTCGGCTTTCCTCAGGGAGGTAGATAAATTCATTTCGGAACCGGTACTCAGAAAAAACACACTCATGGGAGTATCCATCCCGGACATACGTAATTCGGCTATCCGTTACGTCTGTGACAGTAATTTTTTCCCCGCGAGAATCTTTCCAGCGGCTGTTAAGCTCGATTTTTGGTTGAGCGATGCCCTCAGGCTGTGCCCGATTGAATTTTTTCACCATGAAATTTATTCCTTGTTGGTAGCAGTTAAACCGTATGCACCAGCTGCCTGACGAACTGCCTGGATAAAACCTTCCGCTGTGGCCACGATTTCATTCGGACGAAGGCGGCGCTCTGTAACCTGACCGTTTTTGACCGTCACCAGTACGCGGATCTCGTAATCTGCGGGTAAGTCGGACTTATGCATGACGCACCTCCACTGGCACGGCATCCGCGCTGTAAGGATCGCTACCCAGAATGCTCCAAAGGATTTGGTTTTCAGGGTCCATAAACGACACAGAAAGCGGGCTTTCGGTTCGGATTTTTGCGGCAAAGGTTAACTTCCAGCCGCAGAAGGCTTTACGGGCAGTATCTTCGGTCTCGGCGACGGTGCGCAAAACTACGGGTGTGCAGGCGTGGCCATTTGGAGTGCCAAGGAATAGCCATGTAAATTTGGGGTGAGTTTGGGTATGCTGTGTTCCAGCCATAATCGTTACTCCAGTTAACGGTTTGGTTAGACGCCTCGGTACTGCTCCAACAGACCGAGGCGTTGTCTTAAGTCACATCATCATGCTAATGTATGTACCTATTCATCCAATGCTATGTAATAGGTACACACATGTCAACAGCTATTCAACGCGATAAACAGCCAAAGGGAACAGGTAAGGCACCTGCATTTCAGATCCGAATAAATCCTGAACTTAAAGAACAAATGAATGAAGTTGCATTAAGATCGGGAATGAGTTTAGGCAATTGGCTAAAAGAACTTGCTAGAAAAGAACTTCGTGAACAAGGGATAGAACCGAAAGGATAACAAAGATGGTTACTTTAGATTCAATAAGAAAATCTCTTTTAAAAATAGAACAACAACCCATTGAAGATGGTATTCGTGGAGAATCCATTGCGTTAATACATTTTGAGGAAATTGGTCAACCTTTCATACATGTTCATCAGGAAGATTGGTCAAAACCACAAAAGCTGGTTGCTATAAATGGTAAACGACCTGATTTTTATTTATTACCACTTGATGTGAATTTTATAATGGTTGATGTTAAATATCATTCAATCGGTGTAGACCAACGATTCACGTTAGAGCATGATGAAATCGAGAAATACAATAACCTCTTAGACTATACAGTCAACACCCAAAAAATAGCCCGTGAGAAAGTCCAACTAAAGTTATTCATAATACCCAAAGAACATAATGGTCAATCATATTCTGTAATTGATTTTCAAGAATATTTGTCTGACACACACTTACATGACATCAATATTAAATATGATAATAAAACACATAAAGTGCGATATGTTGATTTAAAAAACAAGTTAACAAAAATAATGACGATAAATGACCCTTATTGACTTGAATGAAAAAGAAGGGGAACCCCCTTCTTACTCTATTACCGAGAGTTTATGAAGCCTTTCACGGATAACTTCGCATACATTATCCATATTCTTTAAAACTTCGTTAATATTCACCTCTGCATCTTTCCAATAGCGCATGCCATCTTCATTGAGGCATGCATGCTCATACTCAATCGACTCTTTTCGGCAACATCGTTGAAATTCGCGAATGAAAGTGTAAATCCCCACAGGTATAAACGGTCTATTTGATTCAACATGTGTCACCAATAAATTAAATGCTTCTTTAAATTTTTGCAAACGTCTTAACTTTCTCGCCTCTAATGTTTCTTGTTTGTCAATGTAATCTAGAGGTGGTCGTAAATTCACTACACTTTCTTTTAATTCAAACATTGCCCCCCATATATTACTATAGGCTGAAAACTCTTTATCAAATTGATTTTTTGTCACATAAACAGAATTCTCAAGTTTGCTTTTCAAGCCCGCATTTGTTGCATCTATATTAGCTTGCAGCTCTTTATTCCTTGCATCCTGGGTCGCTTTATACCTCTCGAAATATAATTTACCAACATAAGCCACAACACCTGTAATAACAACTGACACCCCACCTAACATGTTGATGATTTTATCGAAGAAATCCATAATCCCCCCATTAAAATTTCTAGATCCTGTATTGTATTTTATCGTCTCTTCAACTGTAATATGTTTAGCTATTCCACTCTCCTCGAATCCATTCTTGAATCTCGGATAGCCGGTAAGCAACAGCTGTAGCTCCAATCTTGATTCGTTTAGGGAACTTTCCTTCCTTCTCCAGTTTCCAGCGAGTGCTGTTCGCAAGAGTAGTTAGTTCCCGACACTCTTTCTCACGAATCATACGGTCAATGTTAGGAATGTACTCGAGACCCTTTTTATCAACAACTGCCATTTTTTTCATGTTAACCAGCCTTTTGTTTGAGGATTGTCACTTTTGACTCAGCACCTGAGATGCTATTGAGGTATGTCGCCCAGAGATCTAACGCATCCAGTTTCTTCGCCATGAATTTACTTCGGTTGTAAATACCCGCCACACCAGGTAATACATGGCCTAATAGCTGCTCCACGACATGAAACTCAACGCCCAAATCATTCAGATGTGTTGAAAGCGTTCTCCTGAGGTCATGTAGAGACCATTGCTTTTCGTGGCCCAGCCGCTTACCAATTTTTCCACCAATTTTGCTTACGCTTTCCCTGATACGCAGACTACCCAGCACATAGCCGGAATGCTTTGTTTCCTCGTAGACGTCCGTTATCCACTGCCTCAGACCTTCGGGTACTGGCCTTACGATTTCCATTCCATTTTTTGAATGCTCTTTTGGAACGGACCATACCCAGTTTTTTTGATCCCATTCCTTCCATTCTGATAACCGGGCCTCACTCATGCGGCATCCGAAAACCGTGCACAGAACAAACATTTTCCTGGCATATTCGGACATCAACTTGATATCAGGTTCAACAAAGATAGCTTTCCAGAGCTGCCCTAACTCGGCCTCATTAAGAACCCGATCACGCTTACCTGCCGCCTGGCCAACATCGGTCATGCGCAAGTCCTTTAGTGCATCGCAGGTTGCGTACTGGCGAACCCGGCAAAAACGAAGTGCCAGTTTTGTGTCAGAAAATACATACGCCGCCATAACTGGCGCATTACGTTTAATCCGGTCAAAACAGTCGAGCCATTCATAGAGGTGTGTGTCGTTCACAGGCAGATGACCGATAAAGGGAAAAACGTGTTTACGAAATCGCCCCAGAGTTACAGCATGGGTTTTGCGACGAACCTTGCAGTAATTTTCGTACCAGTAACAGAGAGCGTCCTGAACAGTAACCGGCTTAAGACGCTCCTCGGACTGAATCTTTATCTGTATACGTGGATCTCGTTTCTCTGCAAGCCACGCCCGGCACTCATCCCGCTTCTCCCTGGCTTGTTTTAGCGACATATCAGGATACTTACCTAGCGTTAACCAGACCGGGGCAGTCAGACCACCAGCTAACCTGTAGAAGAAAACAAAACTCACAGCCCCCTTCTTACTCACACGAACGGAAAGACCCTTCCCATCCGCTACAGTGATCTGCTTTTCTCTGGATTTTCCCAGATACCCCTTAAGCGCCTTGTCGCTCAATTTGTTCTCACCAGCCATTTTTTGCCCCCAAAAAGCAATACAAGCTGCAATACAGAGGTGATTGCAACGCACAGAAAACGAGGAAAATCCAGTGAAAGCGCAAGAAATATTTAACCATATTTATCAAACAATTAAGTGCAAAAACCAGCAACTATACGAAAGCCTCAGAAAGCCATGCTAAGTGCTTAGGCTTCACATAGCCAGGCGTAAATTCCGACGTGCTGCCGCCACGGGAACGGATCACTTTCCCGGAGACAATCGGCGACACGTAAAGAGCCATGTTGACCAGGCCAGGAATTTGCGACAGGTAGACTTTTTCTGTACTGAAGGGATAAGTTTCGCGAAAGAAGATGCGCAGGAAGAGCGGATCGAACTTGAATTTCTTCTCATTGACCGCCAGAAGCTGGGCTGTTGTGTACACTGACATAGAATTTTCCCGTAAAAAAAGCCGCATATGCGGCTTTTATGAAAGTTGAGGGTGATTAAACGATGCTGATCGCAGTACCGGCGAACGCGTTACGCTTGATATTTTCGTCGGTAACGGCAGATGGCCAGAGCACATCTTCGATGCGGAACGAACCGGATTTATAAAATGCCAGTTCTGCACTGCTCTGGTCAGCAGTAACCGCCAGAATGCCGGTTGCTGCACCTGCATTCTCGCCGTCCCAGACAGTGAGCTTGCCTGACGTAGCATCGAGCATGAGCGGGGTCATTGCCGGGGTGGATGCTGTCAGTTCGCCCGGTGCATACGCAGTGTGTGCCGGATCGCTGTTACCGAGCGGCTGGTGATGAGTAAATACTTCAGTGTTTGCCATGTTAGCCTCTTAAACGGGGGTGTTTAACAAATCGTCGCCGGCTTCAGCAGAGACATTCCCTGCAGAAAGAGCGCCTGGTGCGGTTTCCATCAGACGATCCAGCGCCGTATCGGTACGCGCCTGGGCGCTTTGCGGCGCCGCGGCCAGAATACGCTGTGCACTCTCGACCGTCATGCCCGGCGTTTCGGCCAGCGCGCGGGCCTGTGATTCGCGACCTTTTGCCTCTTCGCAGTTCAGAATACCCATGATGCGACCGTTCTCGGCGGCTACGGCTGCCGAAACCTGAGCGCTGAGGTCTGCCGGGGCCGTTAAAGCCGCGGTTGTTGTGTCAACGGTGGTGACCTGCTCAGTTGGTGCAGAAGTCTGTGTAGCTGTCTGGTCAGCTGGCTGATTGGTCGCTGCAGATGCAGAAGGTGATGGCATAGTTCCTCCAGTGGTTGTTTTTTTGCGTCTGTCGAGTGCTTCACGCATCACGCCGAGCGCATCGGTATTGTTAACAAGTTCATCCGCCAGACCGTTATCCACGGACTCCTGGCCTGAGAAGACAGCCGCTTCGGTGTCCAGTACGGCCTGCACTGACATGCCGGTATAAGCGGAAACCTTTTCGGCAAACATCTGACGAGTGGCATCGATACGCGTCTGAAAATCAGCGCGAACGTCCTTCGGTAGTTTTTCGTAAGGATTGCCGTCGACTTTGTGATCGCCGCTGTAAATCAGCGTGACCTCAACGCCGTTAGTTTTCAGTGCAGCGCCATAATTACTGTGCGCCATCATGACGCCGATAGATCCGGTTCTGGCCGTTTGTGTGACAAGCCGTCGTGATGCAGAACTGGCAATAAGCTGCCCTGCGCTGCAGTTCATATCGTTCGCCAGCGCCCAGACGGGCTTGATATCCCGCATCCGGGCAATAATATCGGCACAGTCAAAAGCCCCGGACACCATCCCGCCCGGTGTGTCCATATCCAGCAGGATACCGTCCACGCCGGGATCGCTGATTGCCTGCTGCAGGCGGGCAATGATCCCGTTATAGCCCGTCATACCGGAATAAGGCTGCAGTGACCGGGTTTTGCTGACCAGCGTGCCGGAAACGGGAAGCACCGCGATCCCGTTTGTTACCTGATAGCTCCGCGCTGGCCGGGGCCCCATTTCCTCATCATCGCCAAACAGCGCCAGCGGCTCTGCAATTTGTTCTGCACCGAGCGTGACGCCAGAAGCGGGATCCGTCAGACGGGTGATACCCAGCTGGCCTGCCAGCGCGCAAAAGAAAACCCG